GTTTGGGCTTGTGACGCTATGTCGTCGAGCGCTGCGGCTACCACGCGCAGGGCGGTCGAGGTCCCGGAGTCGTGACCCCGCGCAGTAGTACTGTCCTGACCTCTGACTACAGTTAAGGTGTTAGACGATACCGCCGTTACCTTAACAATCTCAGACAGGGAACCCTCGCCAATTGAGGCGTAAAAGTAATCCCCCGATCCAAGCGTTGGAAAGCTACTAGCGTCTGCAACTGAGATCGAAGTAGCGGAGTTCGACAGACTGCTGGCTAACGTGGAGCTAGCCAGGTTAGCGAATTTAACAGCCATGGCTTACCCTTTTTTTAGCTAGCGGTTACGGTCCACGTAATGGTGAGCGAGTCAGATGTTCCTTTGTTGATCTCGCTAAACACAGTCCGGCAGAGCATTGTTCCGCCAGTACTAGCATTAAAGATTCCCGCTTCTGTGATTGCCGCCGCACTCGAAGGCGTACCTGCCGCAAAAGTCGCTACATAAACCACGTCGTTGTTAGTGGCAGTAGTGCTTGTCAGCGATACACGAGCAGATTGCGAACCAAGCGTAGAGTCACCAGCAGCAGCGGCTGTAGTGCCGGTGCCGATTGCCATGTGGCTCATGACGCTAGAGGATGTACCTGCCATGCGAGAAGCTACGAACTCCTTGCCGGTAGTGACAACTAGGTTCTTGACGGATTCACGCTGCTTGACTGTGCCGTCTTCTGCGGTAACGACAATGTCCAGTCGTCCCTTGAGGGTTAGATCATCTTTGATCATTGGTTTCTCCACTTAATCAGCATTTAGCAAAACAAACCCCAAGATGCCCTTGTTGAGCTGGGAGCTTGCTACTAATGGCTGGACGACAATTACTTCGCCCATGCTTACGCTGTCGGTAATGCCTTTCCGTGGACACAGCACAGGTGTGTCCGTTACAGCAAACGAATCATCCTCAGACTTGGACACAGTAAACGCCTGAGATTCCTGCACAATTATCGCATCGGAACGCGATGAATTAAAGTCAAACGTCTGGCTATCCGTCATACCCGAAAGCGCATCTGTCAACACTTTCGAGGTCGAAATAGCCACGTCTTCAGACATATTAAACGAATCAAGGACAGCCTTGACTGCGCTCATAGCCTGAGAGTCGGTAAACCCATAGGTGTCAGACACCGACTTGGCGAACGCCATCTCCGGCGAATCAGTCATCGAGTAAGCGTCTGCAAGGACCTTCGCCATCTGCATGGCATGTTCGTCCTGCATCGTATAGACGTTAGTCTTAGAGGCACCGGCTTCTTTATCTATCTGGTTAAAGTCATCGAGCGAGAAGAAGTCTTGGAGCGCCTTAGCAAAGTCATACGCCAGCGACTCAATCATTTCTGTGTCGTCAACCGGGGAGCCGGAAACGTCGGTCGAGTTCGGGTTGAACGTGAAGACAAACGAATGCGGGTCTCGCGTGACAGAGATGACCTGATCGAAGCCGAAGCTGTCCTCGTGCTCTGTGCTTACCCGGAACGCCTGAGAGTCATCGACGCTGAATGTGTCTGCCTTCGGGAACGATCCGTCATACGAGAGCGTCTCGCTCATTGGGACGGTGTCGGTGACCGGCTTGCCTACATCGACAGACTGATCGTCAGTAAAGCTGTAGCTGTCCGCGAAGTCCCGGTTGAAGTCCACGGCAAGGTGGATACTTTCCGAAACGCCAAACTGGTCGCTCTGGACCGTCGATACCTCAAAGGCTTGCGCCTCAGCAAACGAAAATAAATCGCTGACAGGTCGCTCGAGATTAATGTCAACGTTTTCAGAGAACAGTAATGAGTTGATGATGCCTTTGCCGACATCGAAAGTCTGGTCATCAGCGAACGCAAAGGTATCTAAATAAGACGGCTCGATCTGGAATGTCTGACTGTCGCCGAAACCGACGTTATCGGTGAAGAAGTAGATCGTACGCTCTGCGTTGACGTGTACGTCGTGCAGGTAAAGGTTGCGCCAGTGCGGTGAAGCATAGAGCTTTCGGTAGTCTATCGAGGTGTGAAGGCTTCTATGTGCTACTTGCGCGAAGAGCTCCCGATCGACAATGATCGCGGCAAACTTGCGCTGAGTCGCTTCTACATGGAGCTTCCGGCTCGATACATCTGCGACCAGCCGTCGGAACTTAACCTCGGCATGGATCGCCATCTACTTACCCGAACTGGCTGCGGACTTTGAACTTGATCAGATCGACTACAGTCTGTGTGCGCGAACTAGAGTCAGTAAACTCAACCTCGCCCTCGAGCACCCCGGTGGTCGCCAGTGTGTCGCTGTCAAAAACAAACGTCACTTTACCCGCGGCGGCATCAGTGATGGTGCCCACGATCGTATCGATAAGGGTAGTCTGACCTACCTGACGCACCCGCATACGCACAGAGCCTCCAGCGAGGTTCAGTGCCGCAAATGTTGTGGGATCATCGGGATCTAATGTAAGACCTTCACCCGCAGTGTTTGAGTCCTTGAGAGTAATCTCGATCTCAGGAAGCTGGTCACCTTGGACCAAATCTATCGTGGTTATGTAAGCCATTAGATAAACGCCCTCGGTTTGCAGGTAAGCGTACCGCCACTAAAGCCGTACTTGACCTGTCTTACTGTGCGACCCACCTCGCGCTCATACAAGGAGCGGTTGGCTTGTGCAGCTCCACCATCTGCAAACGGCTGACCAGCCATCATCTGTAGGCGGAACAGTGCGCCGTGGACGATAGTCTCTCGATACTCTCTACCGATGGTGTCGGGGATCGAGGTGCTGGTTGCAGTTGGCTTTACGCTATATACAACGCGGAACGAAGTGTTCTTGTTAGGGATTGGAGCAACAAAGAAATCAGTGTTGTCGCGCTGGGCGTAGTACCGAGGCGTACCTTTCTCTGTCTCATTACCTAAACGACGCATAAGTTCGTTAAAGCTGATGGGGCGCAATGCTGTTTTGTCATCAAAAATATCGACGATGTGGTTGAGTTCTGTGCCCGTAGGGATGGTCACAGCGTACTCGTTGACGCCTTCGATAATGGTGATGAACTCGGGTTCTGGGATGTACACGTCAGTACGCTGACAGAAATCAATGGCGGTATCCCGTACCGCTCGCTCAATCAAGAAGTCGGGGGCACCGCCTACCTCCGGCTTCACGTATAGGGTGAAGTCAGAGTATTTCATTACATTCTCCCAGCGTTACGGTCTGGAGTATTTGGCATCGGCGTAGTTGCCGCGTCTGCGTTTGTCTTGATTCCCAGGGCATTAGCAAATGATGAGTAGTGCATCATGCTTCGCTCTGCGTTACCCGCGTACTCAGAGTCCTTCTGATATGCACGATAGAGTATGTAATCTAATATACAATTCGCGTACACATCATCCAGAGAGATGGTTGTCGTATCAGTCGAAAAGTCGCTGATCGATACATCTGAAGGCGCTGAGCTGTACACGATCTCGAGAGAGTGTGTGCCCGAAACAGCCTTTGGGTATACGTAGAAACGCTTAGGGTCAGCCGGATCGTAGATGAAGTGCTCGATCTTGTTTGTTCCGGCAGCCGTCTCGTGCCAGTTAGGAAGCGTCTCATCGAGGATCTTACGGTCCACCTGTGTTACTGCACGTCCACCAACGTTGCGGACAATCTCGATTAGGCGAAGAGCAGCCGCAGGTAGTTCCTGCTTACTGCCGTTTTCGCACGAGAATGACTCGTTGACCATCTTGGCGTCTGGTCGGTGAAGTACTACTTCTTTTTGCGCGTCGTTGAAGAACTTCAGAAGCTCATCGTTTGGGAAACGAACGTTCGTATTGTCCTGCAAGATGATCGAAGCGCGGTCTAGGATGTCTACTACCTTAGTCGTTGCCATCACTCATTCTCCCACTCGATAACTTCAAAATTAGGGTTGGTTTCCCAGCCGGGAAGCGGACCAAACGTATTGCCGGTCTTCTTGTGCCGAATGGTGCGGGGCACCTTCTTCACTTCTACTTTCTCGGGCTCTGGGTCTTTTGCTTTCTTCGCGAGACGGTCGAGTTTGTCCTCGAGCACTTCCAACGGTGAACGTCGGTCAAGCTTGACGCCGTACTTCTCCTTTGCCTCTTCGAAGATTTCGTCTTTACGAGTCTTATCAGCCATCTCTCAATCCTTAAAAACTGGGGGGCTTGCGCCCCCCGGACGGTCTTAGACCTTCCACTTACCTACTGCGAGGCAATCTGGTGTGACTACAGCCGAGCCATAGACCTTGAGACCGCGCACAGCATCACCAAAAGTGCTCTCGAGGCGTACAGTTTCAGTGTTAGTGAACTGTGACGCGAACGTGATTGCTTTTGGGTGACCCGCAAGAACGTGGGTGTAAGTAGCGTCAGTGCCAGTAGTTGGCGTGTGGAGGAGGTTTGACTGATAAACAGTGAAACGATCCACCATGCCTACCTGACCGTTACGGAGAGGCGAAGGCGCATCCCCAGTCAAGTACGCCTGACGAAGCTCAGACTGCTTGAGCATGTTGACCATCGATGGAGGGAGAACGATGTAACGACCTTCCTCTGGGATGTTCAACCCATCAAGCTCTTCTGAGATCTCGAGGATCTTGCTCAAGATGTTTGAAGAAGTGATGGTTGTCTGTGCTGTAGTTGTAGTTGCATCTCCGATGACAGACGAAAGTACGTCAGTCTCAACAGCGATACGCATACCTTCAGCGGCATCAGAAGATGCAGCCTCGAGCATGTTGATGTCTGCCTGAGCAGCCAACACGTCATCGACTTTGAAGCTGTAGTACTTAGCCTTGTCGATCAAAAGCTCAACAGTACCAGTGGTCAACTCTTGGTTTGACACTGTGCCTGAGTAGTCGTTGATTGTTACAGCGGGTACTGTACGAATCGTGACCTTGTCGCCTTGACCTGAGATTTCGCCCTCGTAATCTGTGTTAGAGATTGCGGGCATTACAGATGCACTGTAAAACTTCGATTGGAGCAATTTACTGAACACCTCGGGTATGAAGTTGACTTCAGAGGTAGCTCCGGTACTAAAAAATGAAAATGCCATGATTAATTCCTCACAAGAGAATTAGCGGCGAATCGCTCCCTGTTCCATCGCTTTGAGAATGTCACGTTGATGCTTTTGGAACTCTCGGTTCGGCATCCGCATGATCTCCTCGACGGTCCAAGATCGCTTTTCACCAGTAACGTTTTGGCTTCTGGCTTTCGGCATTTTTGGTTCTGCAACCGCTCGTGCCTTTTCCAGAGACCGCTCTTGCGGCGTCGGAGGTCGTAGCCCCATGTCGTCCTTATAACGACTCAAGACAGCATTCACGTCATTCGAAGAACCTTGTTCCACCCACTGATGGGTAGAAGCATCCTGCGTCTCCAACCAGTTCATCCAGTCAGCAGAAGAGATAATCTCATCTACATCAGGGTGAGCTGAGCGGATACGATTGAAATGCTCTTCAGCCGCTCGGGCTTGTAGCTCTTCGTTTCTGCGTTGCTCTTGAGCGCTCAAGGCTTCCTTGGCGCTTTGTACCTCAGCTTGCGTTCGACTGAGTTCGTCAAGCAAGGGACCAGCGATGTCGGGATACTCCTCCCGGATTTGCGCTAGCTTTGCTGTGTCTCTCTCTCTCTCGGCAAGCTGACCTTTAAGCTCTGTCAGGTTTCGCAACATGTCTTCGTTTTGACGACGAAGGTCTGCCGCTTCCTGCGTTGCTTTGGTCATTCGACTCTGTGCGCCTTTCATTGCCTTCTCAGCTTTGTCTAAAGCTGACCTCAAAGTTTCCACCTCGCCGCTTTCTGGTGGTTGCTCTGGTGCCTCTTCCGCAACGAGTTCTTCAGCCGTGTCCTCAGGCTCGGGGGCTGCTTGTAGCGTCTCTTCTTCCGCCTCTACTTCCGGTTGTTCCTCTACAGGAGTCGGTTTCGCTGCGTTCTGATATTGCTCCAGTAACTCTTTTGCTTCGGCTTCTAATCGCGCCGGGTCATTTCTGCTCATCTTTCGGGTCCTCTAAGGATGTCCGTAACTATGTGAAATCGGATGTCCGTTTCCGGGTCCGCTCACGCTCTAAAGTGGCTTTCGCCGTTTCTTCCAGTTCGAGCATGAAACGCAACTCAAGGATGCGCCCTTGCTCATACCTGAAATCTTTTTCGTCTGCCGCTTCTAACAGCTCTCGGGCGTTATCCAATCGGGACGCCAGGAGCTGCTGGACCTGCGCCCATTCCGGGCTCAGGGATAGCGCCAGCACCGCCTTGCTGCATTCCAGCGAGCATTTGATTTTGGAGTGCTTGCTCAGCTTGTAACCTCTCTGCCGACTTAATTACTTTGTCGGGGTCAATGTCTAAAGTCGTCGCGATCTCCCGCAACAACTCATTACGATCTATTTGAGGGGCATCCATGGGGTTTGATACCAGCGAGAGGAACTGAAGTAATCGCTGGCTTTGCACTTCCTTCTGCACGAGTGCGGTGCTTCCACGAGCTACGATACGAAGGTCGCCCTTAATATCCTCGCGGGGGTTGTATTCCATGTTCCAGTGAAAGAGCGACTCAATCATTGGCTCTAACAAGAAGTCATCGATGTTCTTGATCGTAGACTTCAGCGCGACGTTAGCCGCACCCATCAACATAGACATACCGGTAGCCGTCTTGTTTAACGACTTGCCTGTCTCACCGTGCGTATAGCTCGGTAATGACGTTGTCTCATCAGCAAAGCGCCGGAACAATTCAACAATCTGGTTGAGTCCGTTCGCGTTTGCGATTGGCTGATACCAACGTACTGCTGGCATCGAGCCGTCCCCACCTTCGCGCAGGAATACGCGCCATGGGTGGATGTCTGTAGGATCTTCCCCAGCAGCCAAAAGGTCGGTGTTAACTTCCAGCATAGGACCGGACGATAGCGCTAGGTTGTCGAGCCAGATACGCACAGCGGCGTTCATCGTGCTCTGAGAATCGCGCATCATGCGGGGGACGCCGACGCCCCAGAACTGATGAGGACTGCGTTCATAGGGGAAGATGTGGTACGGAATCTTGTAGCCAGCCACAGGGTTGAGCATGATCTTCAAAATTTTCGAGTCGCACATCCAAACACACGCAGAGAAATCAGCCGAGAGGTCTGCCCCCTCAGGCAGCTCAATGCCGTGGTCCTTTAACTCATAACCATCGAGAGTGCCCCAATACTCAAAAACTTCAAATCGGTTGGGTTCAGAATGGTCATTGATGCCAGCAATACGACGGCGATCCCGCTCATGATCTGCTTCGACATAGTTTCCTTTCCTGTGGTTCTTCAGTAGATAGCGAACCATGCTGCCGTCAAACCCGGGCAAATCAGCCAGATTCCGGAACTGGGTGCGCGTCAAAACGTGACGGCGGAATAAACCATCACAGTCTTCTAGCGTGGTGCAGTAGGGGTCGGGGTATAGATCAAAGATCGATACCGACTCCAGCTCGGGCATGGCTTCTTCAATCATCGCCAAGACGAAGGTTTGGTTGCCCATCTCATCTATGGCTTTCTGATAGCTCTGCTTGCGATCAATACGAACCGTGCCAGCTTTCACTGCGCCTGATCCAAAGATGCATGCCTCAAGCATTGACTGCTTCAGCTTCTGGTCTGCGTCAGCTTCAACGAGCTGATCGGCGATGACCGTGGTCATTTCCTCAGAAGCCTTCTCCGCGATGTTCTGCTCCGCCTCAAGAAACTCAGGCTCAAGCTCTTTCATGCGAGCCATGATGAGATCTTGATTCATGCTTGGGTCCATGCCGGACGCCATCGCGATTTGCTGTGTTGCAGCTTGGCGCAGCTCCATCGCCTTCATGGGGTCGAGCTGAGCAATAGGTGTAGGCGTCACAGAGAAGAACAGGTCTCCCTGTTGGAACAGAAGATCCACGATACGGCTGTACGCCGCCATGACTTTTGTTCGGGTGAGACCTACAAAAACTTTCGAACGGTTGCCAGCTTCAGTAAGAGCGGCGAGCACACTCGGTTCATAGATGCCATTGTACTGGCGAAGATCTTTCAGCCACTCGTTCTCAGTTTCCTTTCGGGCGTCTTTGTACTCCTGAAAGGTGCGAGACAAGCGTCCGCCCAGCGAATTGAGCTCCTGCTCCTGCTGACCGTCTAGCTGATCGTCATCGTATTCTTCTAGCATGTTAATAACCCGTCATTGAGTCAACCGTCTTAAATCGACGTTTCACTTCATGCCTCCGAGGTCGGGGCATCGATGCGAGTCCATGCAGAGCTATGGCGTATGCCATAACGCGGTCGTCGTGACAACCACTTTGAGCATTATACGCGCCTTTTTCGTCAATTACATAGGTTCGTAGCTCGTTTACTAGCTCTTTATCCGCAATTCCTGCCTCTCGCTGCCGAAGTAGCGCCGCCAGATTGTCGATAATCAGGGGCTTCGTCTTAGATGTGGTGAGGAAACCGCCGCGTTTTGTCAATTTGTCGCCATATGCGCCGTCTACAGAGCTTTCGATGTACAGGTTTGGGTACTGGAGCTCCTGTAATCGACGTAATGTGGTCAGTCCGTGGTTGTTTCTCTCTACAATGACGTAGGCGTTGCGGTATCTCTTGCCTAAATTGGCGATTAAATCGGCATATGCGTATGGATCTATGTGTCCATGCCAGCATGCGACCTGCCTTCCCAGCCCATCGAGCACTTGGGCGCAGGAATAGTCCCCATATGCGAGACCTTCCGCCACATCCACGCCGATTACGTAGTTATCTTCCTCAGGTTGATGCCATTCCCGGTAAGGACCGTATGATCCCTCGTGCATTTGCCCGTCCATAAACTCGCCGCGGAAGTCCGGGGTGTAAACTTCACCCTCTGCATCGCGTAAACAGGCGTCCTCTACGAAACATCTACCTGACGTGAGGAAAGCTTCTAGTGGAGTGGAGGGATATTCCTGCCTGAAGAGGTCGCTGGAGCCCAGCTCATCTAATTTTGCGCGGCGAAACATCAACTGCTCGTCATCGAGCCCGTACTGCTGCGCTAATTTTTCTTCTTCGGGAGTCCTCTCAAAATACGGGTTGAGACGACGACGGTATTCCGGCATCCAGAACCAGGGGATAAAGCACACCTGCCACTCGGTTTCGCCCCGAAGCGACTTCATTACCTGATCGTAGAACCATCCACCCGCACCATTAGCGGTGCTCTCAAGGATTACTTCAGAACCTTTACCACCGACCGTCTGCAAGAGACCTGCAACGATGTCAGATCCCTGCGGGTAAAACGCTACCTCAGAGCCGTGAACAAAGCGGTTAGTCTGTCCTCGACCGGTTTGAGTAGACCGTGCGGTCCCAACTCTAAATCGGCTGTTGAGCCCATCGAAGACCAAAGTGGAAGAAGACTGACTAGCGAGAGGAGGAGCAAAAACTGGATGTGGTACATTGTCGTAGAAGTAGCGCACCATGTTAAAAATCGAGTTCGTACTTTCCGCAAGGTGCGAAAGAACAAACGCATTCGCGTTTTTATTCTGAGTGACTTTCCAAAACATCCTGCCTTCAACATAGGTCGATATCCCCGTCTGCCGCGCCTTCAACACGAGGGCGCGTATGTTGCCTTGCTCCTTGAGCTGATTCTCGAACTGCTGGTGAACCCAGCGCTGCCCGGTATTTAGCCGAAACGGGATGGATTCGCCTTCTTTGTTCACGATCCTCAAGACGTTCTTTGAGTAGAGCGGGAAGTTGTGCTTCAGCTTCCGCGCTACTTCTTCAATGCTTTTTGTCATCTGCTACCAATGCACGAGCCCACCAGAGCAACTGATGCTCAGGCTGGTCGTTCTTCATTTCGTTGATTCGCCAACACACCAACTGCACGTTGTCGATCACGTAACCTATTGACCCTTCAATCCGGTCCATAGATGCGTTCATGTCGCTATAAGCGGGGTGGTGCTGCATCGGGATATTCGTCAGCGCACACAACCCGCCTTGCTTTTGCCAGAGTTCGTAAACCTCTTCTCCGGTGATATTGAACTCTCTGCCTGTCTTCCTTGCGTTGCTCCTAGCCTGTTGCACTAGGTAGGCACACCACGCCTCCGGAGAGCGCCCGTTACGCTCCCTGTTGAGCTTTCCGTGGCACACCGAGCAGGTTGCCCCGCGCCGTCCGGGAAACGCCTCTACTGGCTTTTCAGCGCCGCAGACGGTGCAAACTTTATGACCAAGCTGCATTCTTTCTCGTGCGTCAATTCCTCGATCTCTTTCATTGCATCTCGGCTACGAGACACAGCGATGCGATCTGTCATCAACGACATTCCGGGGGCGATACAACCTTGCAGCTCGTCAGGAAAATTTGCCGAGTGAAATAAAATATAAGTGCGGTTAGGCACATCCTTTACTTCCCAGCACCAGCCGAACTTCGGCGACTTCCTGCGCTTCATCTCGTACTCACCCTCAGGGATGCATGAGATGCGTGGAAGGTTGTGCTCCCACGGTCGCTCTACGGTATAAAACTCCTCTCCACCTACCGTTAGAACGCCCAGCGTCCCCTCGGGGTGGTAGCAGAAGCGCTCGAGTAGGATCTCCATCTTTACTTCTCGCTTACTGGTTGGGTTGTCATGAACCGAAGGACCACAATCCCGCTCGCTATCGCGCATCCTATGAATGCCTGAACAGCCGGATTGGTGGGTAGAAAACCAACGAATCCCTGTAGCACGGACAAGACAGCGATAGAGACGCCGCATTGGACTGTGCGGGACTTTAGGGCTTGCCTTAGTGCTTCCATTACTTCTTCCCCTTATTTGTCTTAGCTCGCATTCCACGCTTCGGTAGAGCCTTCTTCTTGCACTTGCCCGCTTTCTTACAGGCAGCTTTGGTTTTGCATCCACTACATGG